GAATTCTGGATGATCCTCTAACTTAACTGGCTCCCATCCCTCACGAAATTTAGCAGATACATTTGTCATATCAGACTGACCTAGTGCAGATGTGCGTATCCATCGATACTCTACACCTTCTTGGGGTGCTGGATCAGGTAAAGCAGATGGTCTTTTCCATGTAGCTTTACGCTCTGTACTTTCTCTTGTATCTAGTGTGCGTGGGTCTCTGTTAGCCATTTACTGACTCCTTCAATAATTGTTGCGCATATTGTTCAGGGGTAAGCCCAAGACGCTTTGCGAGTCCGACTTGGGTAGAGGTTAACTGCACTTTGCGTGGTTTTTTTGCACTTCGATTAACCGGGGCAACCACGTTACCAGCAGGTCGTTGAGGTGCTTCTACCTCTTCTGTCTCAACTATCTGCTTGTCTGTTTTATCATCTTTATTAAAGTAGCTAGGAAAAGCTGTTCTAAGCGATGTATCTACTCTTCGATAATATTCTTCGGGTTCTAATAGAGGATTAACACCAGCTTTCACTAACTTTGCATGAAGACCATGAGCATATCCTGTCATCTCTTCGTATCCGTCTCTATTAAACCAATCATCATTTCTATCAAGCCACTCTTTGTCTTTACCTGTTGGCTCTTTAACTTTTGTTTGAGCAGGAGCCTGTTGCGGAGGAACAGCTACAGGCTCTTCTGCTCTAACTGGGGGCTTGTAATTATCTACCCTATATTTTTCATTTTGTATATTGCTTAATTTTTCTTGTGCTTCAATTAATTTGTCAGGATCACCTGCTTCATAAGCCTCTTTATATTCCTGCTTTGCCTTTGAAAGCTGTGCATCTACTCTACCTTTTGCCTGCTCAACTAATATACCTTCTCCATCATCAAGTGTTTTTCTTAACTTTTTATTCTCATCTACAAGTTTCTGTGCAGCTTTTACAGCCTCATCACTAACTCTTTTGGCTTCTTCTTTTTGCCGTCTTTCTTCATGATACTCATATTTGAGTTGTTTAATTCTTTTTTGTACATCGCCAGAATATGATTTTATCTCGTCATCATCTGGTATTTGTGGTGGCACATTCTCTGCTCTTTTAGGTTTGTTCCTGTCTTCTACAGGTGTGTCATCTACAATTTCAACTTCTATTGGATCTTTGTCTTGAAACAACTGTATCTGCTGTTCTTTAGTTTGCTCAATATTATCGTCTACTTGTATTTCTTCTTCCATTTTTTCTGCTGTATTTTCCATTATATCCTCGTATATTCTCTAGGGTCATCAACAACAGCTTCCACTGTGTCATCATTGATTAATCTAAATTCCTCACCTCTGAGCTTAAACCTTGTTCCAGAATAAGATCTGAATATTACAAAGTCGCCTTCTTTACAGTATGGTCCATCTGGAAATTTATCTGTATCTTTATATGCAGCTTCGCCTACAGATATAACCAATCCTATGATTGAGGCGGTTTGCTCTAAACCTTTTAACTTATCTGGAATAATAACTCCACCCTGTGTCTTTTCTTCCATCTTGGGTATTGCTATTAAAAGTTTGTAACCTTTCGGTTCGGGTAATTTACGAGTAACTTCTTCTTCTAACTTGATCTTTTCTGCAGAGTACATCTCTGTTCCTTTTGCAGTGATTTAGGTTCACCGTCACCTTGCAGGCTTTAACGCCTGATTCTCGTTATTTTAAATATACACAACTATTGACAAATAGGGAAGACCTAATCCTCAATAAATCTTTTTTCGTATTCCTGCAACAGTTCTCTTGCAATTGACAAACCTTCGATTTTTCCGACAAGTCTTTGATATTCCTCGAAGTTATTAGGTCTGCCGGATGAAAGATAGTCAGAGATAACATTTATTTCTTCCTCAACTTTTTTTAATATTGGTGTATAAACCGTTTCATTTCTACTCATTTTGTAATTGCTTTGCTGCTTCCATAACTATTTTTGCCTCTTCTTTTTGATCTTTAGAGGAATCTGTTGCTAGTTTAGCCGCAATTCTTACACCTTCTCTTCTGTCTTCAGATTCTAATCTTTCTGTTTGAATTTTTTCATTATTTTTTGTTTTTAATGCATCAAGCTCTAACTTGGCTAAGTCCATTTGTTTTTTATGCTCAAGCTCGTCTTCTTTAATTTTAAGCTCTCTTTGTTGTATTTGAGTCAAAGGATCTTGTTGCTGCTTCATAGCTTCTTGTTGCTGTGCCTCCGCTGTATTTTGTTTTAATAGCTTTTCAGCGGCTTCTGCTGTAATTCTAGAAAGCTCCTCTTCTGTATCTTCTGGTAAAGGTTTTTCTTCATTTGGCATAGCAACACCAAGATTCTTTTCTATTTCTTTTCTGTATTGAAATGCGACATGCTCTGTAATATGTGCTGACAAGGCTGCCTGTATGGCCCCTGCAAAAGGAGATTGTCCTACAATCTCTTTAATCTTTGGATCGTTTGCTGCTGCCATGTGAACCTTAATGTGTGCCTCGTGATCTTGATACTTAAACGCTTTTACTGGCTCTTGTTTTAACATTGCCATATTCTCTGTAACAGGATCAGATGGTTTAATATCATCTGGTAATTTAATTATTGACTTAGCATCTTGTATACCAAGCACTTCTAACATCTGTCTGTGCAACTTTCCCATATCATAAAGTTGTGGGGCTTGCTGTGCTAATTGTAATGCAGCCTGATACTGCATAACTCTTTGTGACATAGTTGCTGCATTAGGATCTGATACAGGTATTACATCTATGCGATCATCAAAGTCTTTTGCTCTGTCGAAATCACCTTCCATCTCGTATGCATAAGTGCCATCCATATAATCTCTGATTACATTTGATAATAATCTAAGCTCGTTCTTCAGTGCGGCATGGAGTCTGGCTTGAACACCAGACATAACTTTCATAGATCTTTCCATCAATGCAAGTGTTGTCCCTACAGGTGCTTGGGCGTTAATGTCCCCAACCTGTATATCGGCTACCGATCCTATTCTTCTTCCTTCATCAACGATGTTTCCGAGTAGTTGGTACAGTACCGATGACGGTTCTTTGTAAGGAATGAAAGTAATAGCATCACGGATGGCACCACCCGGGACATCAACGTCACGGAACTCACCCGGCATGAGAGGCGAATCATCACCTTTGATACGAAGACCCCTAGCTTTAAGACCAGCAGGCAGATTCGACAACGTACCGGCATCGATAAGTTGTCTGAGGATTGAGGTTGCACTTTTTGCAAGTCCACCGATGAGGTGTATAAGTCCTGTTCCGTAAAAGCCCAGCCCGGGGAGGTACCTATAGTGGACAAAGTATTGTCTCTTTCTTTTCTTTTTGTCATCTTCGTAATAATTCCTTCTGATAGATAATATCTCTCTTGATGATTTATCTATTGTGATTACATAGGGTCTGGCTATACCGTCTTCATCATTGAACGGCTCTGGCATTTCCATCTCTACATGCATTTCAAGAAGGGTATGCCTGTCATCATCTTCGATAGATGTTGTCTCTCCGTCTAACTCATCATATTTTTCCTGTATATCTGACATATCAGGCTCTGGATCTGGTAGCTCTACATCACGATAAAATCCATTATTCTGTAGTTTTAATATATCATTAGATGATTTCTTCATAACATGTGTGTATCTCTCACATGTCATAAGATCAGATGCTCCGTATGACACAACAAAATCTTCTGCTGGTACAAACATGGCACATGGTCTTTCCATGATAGGATCGTAATATACTTTCTTGAAAGCTGATCCTGCCAATGGCAGTTTAAATAACATCTGTTCTGTCTCATCACGATACTCTGTCATCTCTTCTGTGAGCAGATAATTCATTTCGTTTTCTACACGATTAGCCTGTTCTGTTTTTTCTACAGACATCTTTCCAAGTATCTTGGTTCTAACAGGACCTGATGCTGGGAATATCTCACCCATAGCCTGTGCTTGAAATCTAACTATTGATTCTGTCAGTATGGGATGGAATACACCTGACGATCCAGCCCACGGCTGTTGTCTTTCTTCTATCTTCATACCAAGAAGATCTAATCCCTTTACATAACTCTTTGCCCACTCGCTTCTTGACTGCCTGTCAGAATTAAAACTTGAAATTAATTCACTTGCCATTTCTTGTAAGTCAGCTTCTTCTATCTGCTCTGCCAAATTAGAATCAAACCCACCACTAAGTATTTCTTCTACCTGATCACCTGTGAAGTCAATGATCATGCCACCATCTTCTGTTTCAACAGATACAGAGTCTGGATTTTCAACTTCAATACTAATATCAGGTTCTGACATTTCTTTAAAAGAAGTTGCCGGTGTCATAATCTTTTCAATAGCCATTAGACGCTCCTGTCATCTATTTAATTCTTTCAAGTATTCTATCTATCTTTTCTTCAAGACGATTTATTGCAACAGTTACATCATCACGCTTTGCATAATCTTCTCTTGTTTTATTTAATAATATATCGATTCTTTTAACTTCCCTTGACTGTGTGCCAAGAAACCAACCGCCACCTAGAACGATTATTCCTATCAATCCATCTATGATATGCACCAAGTCCATCAATAATACTCCACGGGTCTTCTGTATTTAGGCTCATCATCCCAATCATCCATAGTGGTTCTTATCCAACCACCCTGTCTGAATCTTAACAGTGCTTGTGTGGTTGAGTCAACCAAGTCATCGTGATCTCCTGCTGGAAAAGCTGCACATTCTTCCACAACTTCCTCAGCCCACCTTGTATTTGGACACCATACAACGCCACTTGCAAATAAATCTGTAACACTGTTAACTCTGGCTATCTTATCCTGTCCACGGCTTGGTGTAAACTCCGTAACTGGTATTCCCATAGCTCTAAGTTCAAAAATTAAGGGTGAGCCTGCTGCTTTTGCCTCTACAATCATCTGATCTGGCTCAAATTCCCAGTATTTATCATAGGCTGCACGTTTTAAGTCAGGAAATTCTAGTTTTTCCTTGAAAGCATCTATTAAAATAAGGTTTGGTCTCTCATTTCCGTCATCATCAGGGTGATAAAAGATGCCCCATGTAGTGCAGGCACTATAATCTGCTCTTTGTGTCTTTAAAAACGCTGTATCCCACGATTGTATGATGGAATCACAGGCTGGAAAGTCATTTTTGTCCCATTCCTGCCACCATTCTCTCTTAATTAGAGCGCCTTCCTCTGACGTAGGGTCCTGTTGGTACTGTGCGTTCCATTTTGCCACTGGTAATTCAGCTCTTAGAGCGTCTAACTCTGATCTTTTCCAGAACTCGGGCCATAAAGTCTTGTTTGAAGGCAATATTGCAGGAAGTTGTATCACTTCCCAATCATTAGATCC